AAAATGGTTTGTGTACTCCGCCAACTTACAGCCACATTTATAATCTATCTACTGTTCAGATGTCTAATGACAAAGGAACATGGTTTGGTTGGGATGTAGCAAAGGTAGGACCAGTCACAGATAAAGGAATCTATGATATGGCAAAATCTTTTGCTGAATCTGTAGGTAAGGGTGAGATACAAGCAAAACCTGAAACTCAGGAACAAACTAAAAAATCTTTAAATTTATAGTATCCTAGGTAGTGGGCGTCGAAGCTAGCGTGGAAACGCCCACTTTTTAATTTATGAATGATAAGATAAATAAAGCTCCGGTTACGTACGAAGATTGGATAGATCTAGGACGGGTGATCATACCCTGCGATACAAAGCAGGCTGTGGTCGAAAAGTGGTCCGATCCAGATTTTAAGATTACGAAAGAAGAATGGAGAATAGAACACACAACAAAACAAATAGGACTTAGACTAGATCAATATATAGATTTCGATATTGATAATCCTGTTGTTAAAAGATTTACAAATGATCACATTAAATCATGTGGTGCAGTTTTTGGTAGAAGAAATAATCCATCAAGTCATTATCTTTGGTCTGGTACTTCAGACTACAAAAAATTTGCATTACCAAAAGAATTAGAAAACTATTACAAAGACTATGGTCACGGCGCAACTTTGTGTGAGATAAGACATGGGGCAAATAAATATACACTAGTTCCAGAAACAAAATATCATACAACAAATGAAGTTGTTGAATGGGTTAAGTATGAAGGTATTGATGAGTATCCAGGTAATATTAAAGTTGATCTTGGTAAAATAGCTCTTGCTGCCGCTTTATGTATTACATATGCAGGTTCGGGACAAAGAGATGATTATTGCACTGCTATTGCAGGTGTATTACTTAAACATACAGAATGGAATACAGAAGACATAGATGATTACATTTATAAAATTGCAGTTGCAGCTAAAGACGAAGAAAGTCACAAAAGAAAAAGTAAAGGTACATCACATAAAAAAGCAAATAGAAAATTTGGTATGCCTAAACTTGCAGAGATTATTGGTTGTTCTACAAAAACAATTGCAACAATGTTTAGTTGGATTGGCGTACAAGAAGCAACAAGTGAAGAAGCAAAACAATCTATTGGACAAATAATAGAATATGGAAGTGATAGATATTTTGTAAAAATAAATGCAGTTGTACAAGGAGAACCTGTAGAAAAAACAATTACAGTTGATGGTCCTACACTTAGAAACAAAAAATTATTTTATGATGCAGTAATTAGTAAAGCATCAGTGTGGATTCCAGAGATGAAACCTTCTGACTTTGAAGAGATTATGCGTAGAAAGTATGAAGCAAGAGAAAAATCAAAAGACTATGTTGAAGACGCAGAAGAAGACTTACGATTTGTAAAACATTTTAAAAATTATATTTCAGAAGAAAAAGCATACACAAGTAAAAAAGAATTAGCATACTTTGGTATGCCTTACTTTAATACAGAAAAAAATATCTTAGAGTTTAATTTAGATAAGTTTGAAGATTACCTACACAGACAGAAAGTAAATTTACCTAGAGTAGATTTAGTTATTAAATGTCAAAGAATATTAAAAGCTAAAAAAAATCATGGGAAGTATGGCACTAAGTCTTGTGTTTCATGGCGAATGTTAAACCAAGAAGTTGATAAAGATGATTTAATTATCGAAGGTGACTATCAGGAGATTACAGATGAAACAACCTAGTTTTATGGTGGGTCCTCCAGGGACAGGAAAGACATCAAAGTTTATAACTCAAAAATATACAGAACTCTTACTAAGGTTTTCTCATGAAAAGATTATAGTTTTATCACATACAAAAGTTGCAGCAGAAGAAATAAGAGATGAAATATTAAAACTACCAGAAGTAAAAGAAAAAGGTCTAACTAAAAAATCTTTAAAATATAAGATCTGTACAATACATGCATACTGTCAAAATAAAGGATTAAAAAGAGACTTATTTAGTTATCAAGACCATATAAACCTATGTAGGATGGAGTCTAGATTTAAACTACAAAGAATAAATGCTAGTGACTTTGAAGGAGACAAACATAAGTTTTATAAATATGTAAAAGATGCATTTGGTAAAGATCATACTTTAAAAGAACATTGGAAAAAATGTGATAAGCTTAGTTACAAACCTTACAGTTTAAATGTTATTGAAGAGCTGCAAGAGATATACGAAAAATATAAAAAAGATAATCATGTTTGTGACTATGATGACATGATAAGAGACTTTATTGAAAAGGCTAACGAGCCGGACATAGATGTTTTAATAGTTGATGAAGCACAAGATAGTAACGTACCACAAACAAAAGCATTAGATAAGATGGCAACCAACACAAAAGAATATTGGTTTGTTGGAGACCCAGATCAAACAATATTTGAATTTGCAGGAGCCAACGCAACAAGATTTTATGAGTTATCAAAGGGAGCTAAAGAATTAGAAGAAGGTTATAGATGTAGCCAGACTATAAATAGTTTGTGTAAAGAGATTATAAAACCAATATGGAATCACTATGGTACACACAGAATCTGGAAACCAACAGATGTAATTGGTAATCACTATCACTTACCTAGTTTAAGACACAGATGCACTTCAATGGATCTGTTGTTAGATAAAATAAAAAATACTGACGAAACATTTTTGTTTACGTATCGAGGTAATCCGTCAGATGGTTGGGTCAAAACTTTTTTTAAACAACATGGTATAGAGTATGCACACATAGGGAACACGGCCCACGTACCAAAAAAAGAAATAAGATGTCATAAGCTGTGGCCGGAGTTTGCAAGGGGTAAACCTATGCCACTAAAACAAATAAAAGATTTTTGGACATACATAGGTAGTAAAGTAATAGTGCATGGTAGAGGAGAAGAAACTTTTGATGAATGGGTAAATAAAGATTATACAATAGACTATTTAATACATCATAAATATTTAAAAGAAAACTCAACTTATCAAAGAGACTTTTCATTAATAAGAACTAAAACTGATTCAGATAGAATACTTTATATACAAAAAATATTACAAAGAGGCTTTAACTTGGAAGGCGATGTTAAAGTTAGATATGGAAACATACACACAGTAAAAGGTTTAACATTTGATAATGTAATTGTAGATCTAACAGCAACAAGAATAGAAGATTACTTTACACAATTAAGGTTAAAATATGTTGCATACAGTCGAGGTAAGTTTGATTGTTGGACAATATCATCACAACGAGCATATACATTAGGAGTTAGATAATGAAAAATAAAAACGTTTGGAACAAGCAGCACGGCGGGAGTCACTATCAAAAATATAAAATTCAACCCAGTAAGTTTGTAGTAGAGAATGAGTTGCTCTATCCTGAAGGTTGTGCTATAAAATATATTATAAGGCATCGTGACAAGGGAAAGAAGCAAGACATATTAAAAGCGATACACTTTTTAGAAATGATTATGGAGAGAGATTATAATGTGTAATACACCAGAAGACCTAGACCTAAATGGTATAGACACAGTTGCAATAGATATAGAAACTTATGATCCTAATCTTAAAACAAAAGGTTTAGGTGCTATAAGAAATGATGGTTTTATATGTGGTATTGCAGTAACTACTGGTAAAGACACAGCATACTTTCCTATCAGACACTCTGATATTAATTTAGATCCTAACAGGACCCAGGAAATGTGGGACACACTTAATAAAAAAATATTTCAAAACGAAAAGATTACAAAAGTATTTCATAATGCAATGTACGATGTATGTTGGATTCGAGCTGTAACTGGTAAAATGATTAAAGGTAGAATTGTTGATACAATGATTGCAGCATCTGTGATTGATGAGAATAGATTTAAATATTCACTTGATGCATTATCAAAAGATTATCTTAATGATTCTAAATATAAATACGATCTACAACAAAAAACATTAGAATGGTCTGGTGGCACAGTTAAGGACCCAATGACTAATATGCATAAGCTACCAGCATCTATTGTAAAAGACTATGCAAAGCAAGACGTTGATCTAACATACAAGTTATGGAATCTATTTAATAAAAAAATTGATGAAGTATTATATACTAAAGAAGATGGAGAGCAAAAGACTTGTAGAAAAATATTTGAATTAGAAACAAAATTATTTCTTTGTTTAGTTGACATGAAATTTAAAGGCGTTAAAATTGATACCGCTCAAGCTATCCTGTTTGGTAGACATCTTAAAAAACGTAGAGATCAAATAGTAAAAGCAATACAGAACAAGACTGGAATCAGAGTAGATATCTGGGCAGCTTCATCTATAAAAAATTTATTACAACATCAAGGCATAACTGATTACAAAGTCACTCCTAAATCTAAAATGCCACAACTACCAAAAGATTATTTAAAAACACACGAGAATAAATGCTTACGTATGATTGCAAAAGCAAGAGAGTATGACAAAGCAGTTAACACATTCATTGAGGGTCTTTTAGGTTATGTGCATGAAGGCAGAATACATGCAGATATAAATCAAATTAGATCGGACGCAGGTGGTACAGTTACGGGAAGATTCTCAATGAGCAATCCAAACTTACAACAGATTCCATCGAAAGGCTATATTGGTGCTAAGATGAGAGAACTGTTTATACCAGAAGATGGATGTAAATGGGGCAGTTTTGATTACTCACAACAAGAACCTCGTATTGTAGTACACTATGCTATTAAAATTGGTTTACCAGGCACAGAGAACCTTCAAGAAGAATTTGACAAGGATGATGCAGATTTTCATCAGATAGTCGCTGACATGGCTAATATCTCCAGGAAACAGGCAAAAACAATTAATCTAGGTCTCTTCTATGGTATGGGTAAGATAAAATTACAGAAAGAATTAGGATTAGAGTCAACAGAAGCAAAGACTTTATTTAACGATTATCATAATAGAGTACCTTTTGTTAGAAGACTATCACAAGAGTTAATAGAATTTTCTAAAAAGAATAAATTATTATTTACACTGTACGATAGATTTTGCAGGTTTGATAAATGGGAAACAACAAATAAAGAATGGAACCCAGAAACAAATAGATTTAATCAGGTAACTTTGTATACAGAAGAACAGGCTAGAGAAGCATTTAAAGCAGAGATTTTAGATAAATTTAAAGAAAAGAAAATAGATCCAAATTACATGGATTGGTTTGAAAGATACTACACGCCAGCATTTACGTACAAAGCTTTGAATAGATTGATACAGGGTTCAGCTGCAGATATGACAAAGAAGGCTATGGTAGATTTATATGAAAAAGGTATAATACCTCATATACAAATTCACGATGAACTTTGTTTTTCAATCACGGACCACGAAGCAGAGTTGATCAAACAAACAATGGAACAAACTATAACTCTAGAGGTTAAGAATAAAGTTGACTTTGAATCTGGACCAAACTGGGGTAATATTAAATGAGGATAAATTATGGCTTACTTAAATGCAAACATACCACCGACTTATGCACAAATAAGAAAAGAGTATTTATATGATCTTAAAAAACATCATGGAGAAGTTAGTGACTGCATTATCTTTGGTATTAGCGCTCTTACAGGTCACGCTGTATTATTTCACGCTATTATGGAAAATGGTGCAATCTTTTATCGCCTCCCTATTAGCGCATTTATCCAACGCGGTTTTGAAATCGAGGATGTACCAACCCGAAGACTTGATGAATTACAGCTTTGGAATTGTTTTAGTTATTATCCTTCTGTTCATCGTTGGGATATTTTAGATGGACAAGCAGGAAAATACATAGGAAAAGATAAAAAATGGCACCCAGGAAAATATTTATTTACTGTTGACTTTGCACATCCTGAAAGTAATATACTTGACACTGATCATTCAGAGATTCCGCACGAACACAAGTGCGCTCACATAATTGCCCTTGATGATGGTAATTTTGCAGCACAGCCAAACAACAGATGTATATGGGACATACCTTCTTTTACTGTAAAAGATGATATTCCTGATTGGAAAGTGCAAACATCTGAATGGAATGTAGAAGATAGCAGAGCTTGGCGTACAGAAGATACTGACAAGTTCTTCTATGAAATTGAGGAGAAAAAAAATGATTAACAAAATAAAAGACAAAGCTATGTTTTATTGGATGAATCACAAAATTTGTGTGATTATTATTGCAGTAGCAGTAGTAGCTTTACTAATTAAATAATGGATTTAGCAAGTTTATTAAAAAAAAATTTTGTATTAGTTCCGGTCGTGGCTTCAGTCTTGGTCGGAACTTTTACTGGTGTTAGATATATTGTTAATCTGACAGATACTATTAATACTAATCAACAAGAAATTGTAGATCTTAAAAGAAATTTAAAAGTTGCTGAAGATAAAATTACAGACCAAAACACAAGACTATCATCAGCTGAAGCAACATGGCAGATGGCAGAAAATTTATACAGACAACTCGCAGATCAAGTTAGAGAACACGACTATGATATAAAAGATTTAAATAGGTAATGAATTATGGAGAGCACCAGGATGGATTACAGATTTACAGCAATACTTATTTTAATGTTATGTGCACTAGCATTTTTTGCAGATCCTGCATATCCTAAAAACGAATATCTTAACGACTATGGTGTAAGATGTGGAGAAATGGAAGTAAGTACAGAAAGACGTGATACTGATTATAATTATAGTGATGGTAGTACAAACGAACAACAAGCTTTAAGATTTACTTACAGAAAATATTTAGGCACAGATTGTAAAACTTCGAAAGAAAACGTAGCAATCAAACAACAATTAGAATTAATGAAGATGTGTGGTAGGGTTAATAGTAATCCTAGTCTTGCATATAACTCTAACTTTGATTTATTAGTAGCTAAATGTAGGGGTGTTACTCCTACAAGAGATAATACTAGACCTGAAGATACTAAAAGTCATTGGGATAATTTAAAAGATAATTATAAAAAAGAGAACCCAGACGTCAATTTAATGGGAGATAAATTTATAAATTCAAGAAAACCCAAATTGAACAAGAGTGGATTGAAAATGCCTCCAAAAGAGGTTATGATACTTCCGTTACCAAAACCTACAACTGGTGTTGATAACGAAGAATGGAACAAAATTAAATGAGTAAAAAACCTTTAAATATAAGTGAAGAAGCAGCTGTACAGATGCCGATGAAGACGGTAGCATCGTTAATTTTACTTGTCGCAGCCGGCGTGTTCGCTTATACCGAGCTTACGGCAAGGCTAGTATCGCTGGAGACATCACGTGAGTTGTTTGAAAATGATCTGTTAAAGAAGTCTGAACAAATACCCACGGACCAGGAACAACATTTTTTAATCGAGGATCTTTATAAGACCGTCGAAAAAATGGAGGCGACTCAAGAGATGAATATGACAAACAAAGTTAATATAGAATTTTTAAGAGAACAATTAGAAAAACTTCTAGAAGATGTAGAAGAATTAAAAGATAAGGTAAGAGCAAATGGCAACGGGACGCATCAATAGACAAATTATAGATTACATCGAATCGATGGAAAAGAAAGCTAAACAAATGAGTTATGTAAAAAATTTAAAAAAAGAAGTTGAAACTGGCAAGAATGGTACACAAAAGTATGTGTTAAAGCAAGGAATAAACAAAGGTAAGACAGTATGACAGAGTTAGTGGTAGCCCTACTTATGATTGTACAGGGAGAGATCAAGGAAGCACGTATCCAGCCGTCGATGTCTGAATGTCTCAAAGGGGCACGTGTAGCTAAACGTCAGTTAAAACCTGATGGACATGTCAAGTACCAGTGCATAAAATCTATGGCGGAATTAGAGCAAAATATTGATGGAAGTTTATCGATCAAGAAGCTTATATTAGAGTAATGAAGAAAGCAAATAAGAAAAGAAATCCTGTTGCAAAACAACTTAGACATTTTAAAAATAAAGTGATAAAGAATAAGAAAGCATACGATAGAAAAAAATATAATGGTTAAAATTACAGCAGAAATAGTTAATGGTAAGTGTCCTACTTGCGATGAATATACAATGTTAGTTGGACTTACAAAAGAATTATATAGATGTATGAATTGTGGTTCTGATTTAGAACAACATATAAATGGTAAGATAAGTTATTTACCACATGTAAATAAACCTGCAGATATGAATGTGTTTGTAAAAGAGTGGAATGAGTAATGGCAAAGAAAACTAAATTTGGTATAAACACAGCTCCTCGTGATAAACCTAAAAAACGACCGGGGCGTCACAAAAAGTCAAGAAATAAACACGAAAAACGTCAACAAAAAAATCAAAAGAAAGGTTGACATAATCATATAAAATCCTACATTGTAGATATGAAAGAAAAAATAGTAACAATAAAAGTAGAAGGTGCAGCACAAGGCCAGTGGTCTAGTCTGTTGTTAGAACTTAACTTAATGAAACAAGCATGGAAGTCTTATGGTGTTGACATAACTATGAAAGCATCAGGATTAAAAAATGTTTTGAATCACGGAACAAAGGTACATGATGGATCTAATAATACTAAACGACGGACTGTATCAGCTGATACCCGTAACAGATAAACTGTTAGAAGGTATAGAGTTGTTAACCAAAGTCGATTGCTTTGAGTTGTGCGAGATACTAAGACTAAAATTAACAGGATACGTCGACACACTAAACCTACACATCATGAATGATGGTAGTGGTAGTTTAGTTGGCTGTATGTGTAGATAGACCTACCCTAAAGAGGGAAAAAAATAAGGGTAGGTAATGGTGAGAAATTACTCTCGCCATAACACAATTTAGACACATTGTCAAATCATCTCTATAGGTGTGCAATAAAACTTAATATACATGCCATATTTATCAACATCTTCTCTACCTATTTCTTTCATTTTATTAAGAGATTCTTCATAACCAAAAGTCATACAATCATACTTACTTCTAAATGTTTCTTGCCAATCAAAAGGTGGCATACATTCACCTGCAACACTTGAACAAATTATTAAACTTAACAAAAATTTCATTGACAATCCTATATTATCACCTATATATGAGTTATTAATATGAAAGGAAACAAGTTATGACAGACATGACAAAGTATAAAAATGTTTCTCTAACAAAAGAAACATACGCTACATTAGATAAGTTATCAAAGATATTATTGCCCGATGCAAAATTATCTATAAGTAAAACAATTGAGTCAATAGCAAACGAGAAAGCAAAGAAATTAAATGGAAAAATTAAAAAAAGCTAAAGTTACAATAACTATTTGCCCAACGTGTAAGGGCAATGGATATTTAAAAGTAGCAACAGAGGGAAAGGACCAAGTACATCAGTGCTGGGACTGTGACTCGGAAGGGGAATTTTATGAAGTCGATGATATGGGTTGGATTGATGATGGTACTTCTGACAGCCTGCACTAGCACAAAGTTTGAAGGATTTGATCCAACAACGTCAATAGTAAGATGGGTTATAACTGGAGATAAAAAATGATTCCAGATACAGACAAAGCATATATTGCAGGACTCTTTGATGGTGAGGGTAGTATTCATTTTAAAAGAGCACCAGAAAAGAAAAAAAGACACAAAGGTAAACCAGGGTATCGTATATCAAATAGTTTACGACTATCGATGGAGATCACGATGACAGATGAATCTGTGTTGTTGTGGGTCCATGAAGTATTAGGTGTTGGTACGTTAAATAAAAAACCTAGAAAAGGTAAACGTGTTGATGGAACTAAATACTTGATGCAATATAGATGGCGTTGTACATTTAGAGATGCATACTATGTGTGTTGTTTGATTTGGCCTTGGGCGCATACTAAGTTACCAAAGATCAATCAAGTATTAGAACACTATCAAGGCACCATTATGAATGGTAAAATAATATCATTAGATGAATATAAACAAGCAATGAGTTTAGAATAATGTTTGATAAATATATATACGAAGGATTACATTTTATTATGAGATGGAGTGGACAGATTAATTCTTGGGCTTGGTGTAAACATGCTAAGATTCTTAGAGCTAAACAAAATAAAGAGATGGAAGAATTAATTAGACACCAAGAAAATAGTGCCTATCTTGAAGAGCTAAAGAAAAAATTATGATAGGTTTATTTTTTGTAGGTATGGGTGTTTTGTTGATAGGGGCTTTGATTACCTGGTATGTAATTAATAATTATGTTTTAAAAAATGATGAGTGATGAAGATATAAAAGAATACCATAACATTGGTAAAGCGATCAAGCACAATGGTAAGTATACCTACGTCGATGCCTCACGGATCGAGGACCACGGAACACGGCTCTATGATGTAAATGGTTCTAGACTTCCTAGTGTAACTACGATATTAGGCGCTACCAAAGATCAACAATTTTTAAAAAACTGGACGGCTAAAGTTGGAGAGCAAGAAGCAGAACGAATCAAGAATCTTAGTAGTAGGCGGGGGACTGCCATGCACAAATTCCTCGAACATTATGTTCTCGGAACTGGCTACGATGATCTTACAGAACTCGGACAGAAGGCGAAAGCCATGGCCGATAAAGTTATTGAGATTGGTCTTGCACCGGTGGAAGAGTATTACGGCTCGGAAGTCACATTGTATTATCCTGGGTTAT